TGGATTTACTTGTATCTGAGAATCGTCCAGATAATAATCAGACTGAGATGCATTGCCTTCTTTACCAGAAAATACAACATAATACCTGTCTTTCATATAACGAACCTGAATATCAGTCACAGTTATTGTATAATCTTTTTCAATCTGACCGACACTGCCTTTTGAGGCATTGGCAGTAACAGTCTTTTTCAAGAACTGTTTCTTTAGTTCTTCAACAAACTTCTTTACAATAGTTTCTTCGCTTTTTTCAAGATTTAGCTTGAAGTTCCTGAATGATTGGGAAATGTCCACAACATTGCCACTTTGTGCTGGCGGAGGAGTAGTAGCAGTAGGGGCACGGCCAGGCGACATACCGCCAGCAGCAGATGGGTTATTGCCCCAACTATCTTCTTTTAATACTTGTTTTGCTATGTTGGTTAGGTTCATATTATTTTCCCATTCTGTTGATTCTTTTGGCAATCTCTTTTAGACGGTTATGTATTTCCTTCATGTCTGGTTGAGTTCTTGCCCATAGATTTTCATTGGTATATCCGCATTCTGTCTTTAAGCGTTCGCAAATGTTTATAAGATATTCAACTTCACCAAGCATTTTCTTGGCTTGATTGATGCCATATGAAATCTTGGCGTGATTTTTCATCATATCACTTTCCTTGAAGTTACGATAGCGACTGCGAGCTTCCATTATATTCAAATCACGACGTACTGTCGGCAGGCTTTCATTTTCTGATTCGCCTATTGTAGTATCATCTGTATCTTCTTTACCAACAACTTTGCCGCCAGGCATACTTTTTTCTGCCGATTTCTTTTTGCTCTTTTTACCACGAAATGCTGCTGGGGTCATATATCCCGCAACAGCACCAGTGCCTGTCATTTCTTCAATGACTTCTTCAACAAGTTCGCGGATTAGTTGTTTGGCGTCTTTCATTATACGTCGCCTTGAATGGCTTTTTGAGCGATCCAGTCGCCTGCCATACTGTTCAGTTGGTCAAGTTCTTTGTCATTCAACTCAACGCCATTTGTAAATGTTGCTGAAGAAATGTGTGCATCAGAATAATCACCGGCACGAACGCCGTCGATCTGAATGCTTTGTACATCAACTTGTTTGCCATTGACTACAAAGTTTTCGGTGGCTTGTTGTCCCATTACTTCTTCAATAGTTTCTCTGATCAGTTGTTTTAGTTGTTTGCGTGTCATATTATTCCTTTTATTATTTTACATTAACTTTTTGAGCGACATATACTTCATTGAAATCTACGCCATATTCATATGCATTTACACCGTCGCTGGTATGTACAGTTTGTTCGCCATCTTCATTTTCTTGCATGAAAAAACCGTCCTCTGACACCGCAACCATTTCTGCTTGATATTCAGTTTTGATGAATACTACAGTTTTTCCACTCTTGACCAATCTGTTTAGTTGATTGAATGTATATGCAGGACCGGCGGCTTCGGATTGAATGCCTTCGATGGCTTCTCTGATAAGTTGTTTGAGTTCCTTGCGTGTCATATTATTCCTTTTTATTTGATATTTTTGAGTTCTTTGATAAGTTCATAACTCAACATCAGAGCCATGATTTGATTTTCCTTTACTAGAGTTCCTTTGGTAATCTTATCAAGTTGATTGAGCGTTTCATCAATCTTGATTTTTACAACTTCATTATTCACCACACTCTTTAGTTCGCTGATTTGCTTTCTAACTTCAGGAACTTCGGTATTGATATATTGGCGAAGAGAATTGGTATTGCTGATGTTGTTGATATACTCGCGAATAAGAATCTTTTGCTTTTCATCCAATCCTTTGTATTTTTCATTGAATGAATCAACCAGCAACTTATAAGCAAGCAAACGAACATCTTCATTTTGCTGTTGATATACCTTGACCAGGTCTTTCTTTTCTTCTTCGGATATTACTCTTGTAGGCGTCTTGGAAGCAACAATGCTTTCAACAATACAACTTCTTGCCTTGAACATTTCACGAGGGTCGCTTTCAACTTCATTTACAGTATCTTCAAAAACCTTGTATATACTAGCAAGCAACTTGTAGTTTGATATACTACCCTTTAGAAAATCATCAAGTGGATAATGTTGCTTGATTTCTTTGATAAGTTCATACTTCTGTAAGTTTAATGAACGCTCATTCAACTTCTTTCGGGTACGCAATACAGTATCTAATAATCTATCAGCAGAAACTTGGTCTTTTGTTTTTTCTTCAAGTATTACTCTATACAACGCATTCTCTCTTCCTAATTCTGTATTTTCCGAAAAATACTTACGTAGCATATTGTTCGCTTTTGAGTCATCTTTTCCATTTAGTATATCGGCGGTGACTTGACGAACAAGTAGTTCAAATAATATACCCGCATTTTTATACTTGGAGTGTTTCAGCTTCTTCATATATTTTTATTATTTATAAATATGTTATTGTGTGATAAAAACTCCATTTTTACTGCTGTTTGTCTTCTTCTATCAGGTTTGATTCATCTAATATAGATTTTTTTTCAGTTATAACCTGTTTGTGCTTATTATTATATCTTGCTTTTAGGGCAGTTTTTATACTCTTCAAATCTTCGTCCATTGATAATGCCCCGCCTCTATATATATGGCGGGTAGAACGCTCCGTGTTTGACTTTTCTTTATTTTCCTTGTTGCCAAGGGGGTCTTCACCAAAGTTCTTGGTATGAGATGATGTATATTTTTCCTTGTTTCCTGTTTGGTCTCTATTGCCACGTTCGCGATCTTTGCGTGTTTCTTCTTCGAGTGGAGGCAAGCCGCCTTCGTCGCCACCTCCTCCGCCGCCTGCTTCTTCGCCTCCGCCACCGAGATCTCCAAGCCCTCCACCAGTATCACCCCCACCGCCAAGGTCTTCTGGCCCTTTATCACTCATCTTTTGATTACTTGTGGCGGGATCGTTTCCTTCAGACGTAATCTGTTCCATACGCCACGCTTGCTTTTTGTCTTTGATTACGTCTGCTTGAACGTCTTCAACTTCATCTTCGGACAAGTTGAATACTTGATTATATATCCACTTCTTGCTGAACATATTGCTTTCAATCATATCCGAAGCAAGGCTTATCTTGTTAGACCATATTTCCAACTTTTCTTGTTCAAAGATGGTGCTTGGATTGCTTAGTTCAAGTTCAAAATCAACGAGTGTAGCGTCCTGATAACCCTGCACATACAAATGAACTACGGCAATCTTTGTTAGTTCAGACACGATGATACGCTGTATTCTACCGATTGTTCTGCTAAATCTAACATCTTCGGCGGCAAGAGTTGCTTTACCAGACAATCCTTCTTCATATCCAAGAAATGCCTTTGGAATCTTGAGTGCCGCCATCATCTTATTACGAATATATTCCAAATCATCGATGCCTGTGAAATCCATACCAGGCAATGTATCTATGTTTGTGCCACTGTCGCTACCACGAACAGGTAGATAAAAATCTTCAACCATATTATTCAAGTTGAAGCGTAGGTTATAATCACCAGTACGTTCGTCGATATATGGAACCTTCTTTACTTGGCTGATGATCTTCTGCATTGCTGTATCAATGTCGGCGGGAGGAATATTTCCTACATCAACCTTGAATATACGCTTTTCTGGAGCACGCATGATGCGATGAATAAGCATTGCGTCTTCCATCAAACTTAGTTGCTTCCATACACGACGTGCTGGTTCAATCATCGACTTACCATATGGCAAAAAGTTGCTGTCGCTCAATAAACGAAAATGTGCGATCTCAAAGTTTTCATATTCCATACCACCGCCCATACCATCGTGCTGATACTTTACATAGTTGATATTCTGCGGGTCGCTGCCTTCTATACGAGTGATTTCGTATGGGCTGATTGGATGAACAAGAAACACACCATATTCCGGCGATATTTCCATACGTAGGAAAAAGTCGCCATACTTACACATATTGCGTGTCCAACTCCACATATTGAACTCGACATTCAAGATGTCATAGAAAAGATTTTCCAATATCTTTTTTACGTTTTCATTTTTGCTGCGGATGGTCAATACTCTACCAAACTCGCTTGGCACAAGACATTCATCGCTATATATGTCCAACGCACTTGCGATAATAGGATCCATATCCATAACGTCATAATCTCTAAACAACTCAAGACGGCTTGCTTGATAAGCCATACTCATGTCACGATTATGCAAGTTGAATGTGCTGCTGCGTAGACGATTGAAACGGTCTCTTAGGCTATTTCTGTCTGTAGCATATTGTATTTCATCTGTGTCAACAATCTTTAGTTTTTTGCCGCCCACATTACGAACGATAACGTCCGTAGAAAACATTTTCTTTAGTCTGCTAAATAAGTCTTTTGTTTCTGCCATAGTGTGTATATATATGAGCGCCTAAAGTATAAATATATACCTATAGTATTTTTATAAAATATATTATCGTAGCAGCCAAGTTAGGTCTTCTGGTTTGGCACCATGCATGCCAGGTCCACCAACGTGCATTTGCCACGGGTTGTTATATACGCCAAATGGATTTACTCCTTTATCACCATTTAGCGTCTTCATATTGTTTATCATTTGTTGTGGCGACGCTACTCCTATTCTGTCTATTATTGTGCGTGTAACACTATCTGCTTCTTTTCTAAGCCGCAATGCTACATCTCTTATCCATAAAGATATACCCATTGCCATAACAAGGTCATCATTATATCCATCCATTGCTTCTGCTTTGGCAGATACTGCTCCGCTTTTCCATATAAAAACTTGTAGTTCTTCTATAAGTCGCTTGCTGTGTATAATAACTTCTTTGTTTCTGAAATAACTTTCTAGTTTTGATATTAGCAGCGGGCGAGATTTGTGTGATGTAGTAAAGCCGGGTGTCATTTTACGTTCTTCTCTATTCAACTTGTTGGTCATTTGATTTTCTACATCAACATATTGTAGGTCGGCGGAACTATAGAAAAGATTTGGATAGTTGGCATCAAGCACTTCTTGTATTACTGCCCAGCCAACATTGGCATTTTCCACAACAAGCAATGCATTATTATATTCTGTTGCCATTGTCATTAGTGCTCGTGCATATTCCTTGGTTGGCAACTTACCTTTATATTCAGCAACCTGTTCCATTGTTTCTATATCAAGTATTTGAGCGGCACTATAGTCGCTGGCATCGCCACGAGCAACGTCGGCAGACACCATATATGATTTACCTGCTTCTGGATACTTGAATATCCAATAACCTTTGTCTATTCCGCGTTTTTCCAACGGCTCACATACATGCGTTTTTTCATACCATTGTAGCGTTGGAATATCTATGACGGTATTGCCAGATGTGCTAAACTCACAATCACATTCTTGAGCCGCGCCTCTTTCACCGGACAGTTTTGTTTGCTCATCTCTCCATTTTTGGTCTCGTTCTGGATGTAGATGCCAAGGCAAACTGATGCGGTTCATGTTGTTCTGACCTGCTTCAGATTCTGTCCACATCTTATGGAACCAGTTGCCTACGCCGTTTGGTGTAGATAGTATGATTGCTTTACCACCAGTTGATAATGTATATTGAGCAGACAGCCATATTTCTTCAATATTGTCAATGAACGCCGCTTCGTCAACCACCAGCAATGACAACGCACTTGAACGACCAGATGTGCCCGCACTGCTCGCCGCCTTGATTTCGGAACCGTTTCTTAGTTTCAATGACAATCTATTGTCTTCTACGGCAGGCACTTTTAGCCAACTTGGCAGATTATCATTGGCGAATCTAACTTTTGTAACAATCGCCTTGGATGTTTCTTGTGTAATACTCAAACACAAAATCTGCTTGTCTGTATGAAATGTCATGAGCCAAATCGCATAACCAGATACAAGAGTTGTAATACCCATCTGGCGACTCTTCAATATGATATTCTGGTCGTGTTTTACGAAGTCTTCCAATGCTTCATCCTGAAACGGATATGTAAGAAATGGCAATGTGCCGCGTGTAGGATGTTGTATCTTTACATACTTCTTCATGAAATACACAGGGTCTTTTAGACACTTGGCGTATTCCAACTTTATAACATCTTTTAGATTTTGCGTTGCTGCCATATTTTAGATATGTTTGTATCTGTTGTATAATGGCGAAGTATGATTGATATACACAATGTCTGGTATTTGATCATCAACATATTTACGAAACATTTTGGCAGAAATATCCAATACTTTACCTTCGTGCTCTAGCCAATCGTGCGGCACTTCATATTCATCATCATAGTGTGTAATAAACTTGCCCGCATATGGACCATCTAGCAAAAACAAGCCTTCAACTTTTCTGCTTTTTATACCATACTTGGACAGTTCTTTACACAGTTCATTTGTCATAGGAGCACAATATCCTTGTGGATTGCTTGGATATTTGCCCTGTATTCTCATACATAAAGCAGATATAAGGTCATTTTGTGATATAGCACCGGCTAAGTCCATATCTAATATATATAAATCAATCTGGATTTATCTATTATCTATATAAAATAGAAACTCCGAATAACGTAGCATTTCTGCGTCATTATCTATGCACCATTTTATATCAACCAAATCTACGCTAAGAATTTCATACTTCTTGAATCTGGATAAAACTCTTCTGAAACTATTTAGTTTTTCAAGTTTATCGGGACCATGAAAATGCCATTCACCGGCAATTTTTCTTACATTTTTAACGATCCAATCCATATTCTTTTCAGAAAATACGGAATATTCACCACCCTCACAGTCTATTTTCAAGAAATCTATCTTTGATAATTTGGATACGCTTAGTATTTGATCAAAAGTAAACAGATCCATATCTTCCGTTATTCCATCATAACTCAATCCATTTTTAATTTTTTCTGCTACTGCTCCCACTCCACAATTCAATACCATCGAGTTCAGTGATTTTACGTTTTTTATTAGCGTCGGAACTCTTACTTTACTCGGTTCTACTGCAACAACCTTTGACGGTTTGCGATGTTTGATAGAATATATGAATGCTCCAACGTGAGCCCCAATATCGAGCACAACATCGTTCTCTTCAACATTAAAAAATTTTTCATATATTTGCGTATTTCCGCCGAAAAATTCATTAAACATTGTGGTACGGCTATGTTCTGACTGAATTCCCCATTCAAACTCACGCGAAGAGTCGCTATCAATAATTTTATTTATAACATTGATAACATCTTGAGGATATATCTTCTTAGTGCACTCAAAATCCTTGTTTCTTGGGCACCATTTCCAATCTCCCTTATCAAATGTGCAATTATTGTCATTCCAGCAACCGTGGCATACATTTTTATTTATTATTCTGTATGGCGTGTTGAACTCTGCAAACTCTTCGCTAAATCCGCTTATCAATATAGTCCGCTGTCTTGC